ATGAGCAGCGCAATTCATAGACTTAGCGACACTCTTTTACGAAAATTAAGCGGATCACCAACCACAAAAAACGCCTTTTTTAATGACGGTGGCAATCTTAGCGTAAGACATTCCACCAGCGGCCTGTTAACCTGGTATTTCACTTACAGGGCCGGAACTGGTAGGCAGGTATCACCGGAACGTCTGAGACTGGGCAATTATCCCGATCTGAGCCTGAAAGCAGCCAGGGAAAAAGCAGCACAGTGTCGCGCCTGGCTGGCTGAGGGGAAAAATCCGCGCTATGAGCTTAATCGTGCTGTACAGGATGCGTTAGCCCCCGTGACAGTTAAGGACGCGCTCACTTACTGGCTTGAATCGTATGCAAAGGAAAAGCGCACTGACTACGAATCACTGAAAAGCCGGATCAATAAACACATAATCAGCCAAATTGGCGCTTTGCCGTTGGAAAAATGCGAGCTACGGCACTGGTTGGCATGTTTTGACCAGATGGCAAAGCGAAGCCCAGTATCTGCCGGATTTTTGCTACAGGTATGCAAACAGGCGCTTAAGTACTGCCGAAAACGACGATACGCAATCAGCAACGTTCTTGATGATATGGTTGTCGGTGATGTGGGAAAAAAAGCAGAAGTGAGCGAGCGCGTACTAACAAACAAGGAGCTTGGGGAATTACTCCGCGCCCTGGATGACAAAATATTCCCGCCATACTACAGCGCCCTAATTCGCCTCCTGATTGTTTTTGGATGCCGTACCACCGAGCTAAGGCGCTCTGAGGTGCAGGAGTGGGATTTTAAAGAAATGCTCTGGACAGTACCGAAGGAGCACAGCAAAACGAAGGTCGCCATATTCAGGCCAATACCGGAAAACATTTTGCCGTTCGTCACGCAGCTGGTGGAGCAGAACAGACACACGAGCTTATTGCTTGGTGAACTGAAAGGACAATCTTCGGTAGCAGAGTACGGAAGAACAGCGCACAAACGAATTAATCAAGCCCCCTGGACGTTACACGATATCCGGCACACATTTACAACCATGCTGAACGATTTAGGCGTGGATCCGCATATTGTCGAGCAGCTTACAGCCCACCAGATGCCAGGGATGCAACGAGTCTATAACCACTCCCGTTATCTTGATGCAAAACGTGATGCTCTTAATCTATGGGTAGACCGTCTCGAGCTTCTCCAGAACAATGATGAAAAAATCGTTGTTATGACCCCGCGAATTTGCACCCAAAACTCTTGACAAATTACGGCTGTTTTTTCTTTAAGAGATTACAGACGTGAATAAATCGTAGAATATCGGAAAATATCTGCAAATATCTTCGCTTTATATATGTCAACCATCGAAAAAATTGGAATATCTTCTTCTGAATTTTTATTCTATGTTTCTTGATTGTTCCAACACCTGACGGCTTATCTATTTGTTTTTAATGAGATAATTTAAACGCTATGCCAAATGACGACATTTTTTGTTGCGTCGCTTAAAAACTCGTGACACGATTTTAAACACTAACGAGCTTCTACGAACCTTAGCGAACAAAGCCTTTAGCAAGGTTGTGTTTTTAATTTAAGAGGTGAAAAAGAATCTAAGTAATATCCGATCTCATATATCTACAGCTAAGAGAAAATTTTATATACGTAATTTTTATGTAGGTTTTTGTATGCGTGAAATAAATGAAGATCGCGTAATCCGTGAGGATGAATGTCGTAAGTTAACTGGAGTGTGCCGCACTACACGCTACGAACTGGAGAAAAAAGGATGCTTTCCGTCACGTCTTAATCTGGGGGGACGTTCTGTAGGTTGGCTGCTGTCCGAGGTTATGGAATGGGTTAAAAGCCGGGATCGCATTAATTCAGGTAAGGCAGCGTAAAGGGCAGCATATGACACATAAAACAAAGGCGACCGGGAGCGGTCGCCAGTGGCATAACACTAAACTTGAGCATATCCAGAATACCAGGTTGCCGGCTGGTGGGCAATGCTATCAGTCTGGCTCGATTCGCTGCCATGCCTGCAATGAGCGTATTTTCCTAGAATACTCTTTAAGGTACTTTTCAAGGACAAACGCACATGGTGTGAATCTCTCCGGTTCATGTTCGTTTACCGCATTTTTGCGTTGTTTTTTCTTGGATGAGGATAATTTCTTTAATGATTTGTCAGTCATCGTAGATACCTGTAACCCAGTGCGGCACAGTTCGTCGCACCACGGCGCTGGTGATGGTTACTTCTGCTCTTTGGCCTTGCGGCGCTGGCGGCGTTTGATCTCGCCACGCATGGCTGTAACGATAAACTGCGCAGTACTCTCGCCCGTTTCTTTGACTTGCTCCATTGCCTCAACAACTTCATGCGGGGCGCGAGCCTGTAATTTCTGTGATTTGTTATTGATATGGTCTCTTTCCATTTCTGGTTTCCTTTGTGATTACTGGAATCCAGTATACACGAAAAAGATCAAAACAAAATGCTTGAAGTGGATTCCACTTGGTGATTATACTGGAATCCAGTTGAGTGACTATCACTCAATGCAAACGAGGCTGGAAAGGATTGCCGTCCTTTCGCAGCCTCTAACCACCAACGATAGCAACAGTATCGAGGTAGCTATGTTAAATCATACCACACACCCGCAAGGGCGGGACTCGCACAACCTGAATAAAGCGGGTGTAAAAAACCTGTTGATCGCCACTGCCAGCCAGGGCTATGATTTATCTGCACCAGCAAAATCTGGTGCCGGATTGGCGTCCTGGTATTTAACGAAGCGCACAACACGCGCCCTGCGTGTTTTTTTGTGCCGGATAGTCACACCTTATCAATGGTGGGCTGTATGGGGGCGGAGCAATCCGCGCCGGGTTCTTCGTTAACCGGTTACGCCAACCCCGCACAGTCCACCGCCAGCGAAATTGGCGTTTCCTGCGGTGGGTTTATTAACCCTAACGAAGAGGCTGCCAACATGGCTACTACCCCTACCCTCGTACATTCTCAAACCGCCTTTATCTGGCGCTTTATCATCTTTGGCGCGTCAGAATCTCAAATCATCCACGTAACCGCCTGGACGGAACGCGAAGCGCGTAGCCGTTGCCCGTCCGGTTGTGTTGCTGTATTCGCCGCCCGTATTCGTCAGGGGGTGTGCCATGCCTGACATGACCAATTACCAGTACCTGATTAATCCGCATTTTAACTGTGAGCATGAGATTGCTAAAAAGGTTTATTCCGCTGCTGATGGGGCTACTGACAATATATCAATGGCTGTTGCCTCAATTGGTAACCTGATGTGGTATGCGTCAGAAAATGAGGAATATGACGAAAAGGCCATGCGCATTGACATGGGGAATATTGGCTTGTTACTGGCAATGCTTGGGCAGTTTGATATTTCGTTACGGTGCACCATTGAAAATGCCGCAGATGCATTAAATGCCATAAAGAAAGCGAATACTGATTCAAATCGGGGATAAATAATCATGAGAACATATTTATCTGGCTTGACTGCCAGCGGTTATGCACACCCCAAAATTATCCCCGGCGCTATTTATCTGGATAAGAACGGTAACAGAGTAACGGTAAAAGAACTGATGTTTGACCGTGTGTATTTTATTCGTTATGGCTATTCATTTCATAGTTCGCTGAACGTGGAGATCTTTATTAGCAGATTCCGGCGGGAAATCCCGACTTCCAGAAATAACCATGTGTCACGTGTGGATGTGGATAAAAAACTACAGGAACTGAAAAACATGATTGCCGCGTGGAGAGAGCAGAAATGAAAAAAGCGCCAAATTTAAAACACCAGCCGCGTGACAAAATGACGGAAGTCATCATTTTTGCGGGTAGTGATGTGTGGGCACATGCGAAGCAGTGGCAGGAACAGGACGGGCGACTGGCTGGCGATAACGTGCCTCCTGTCTGGCTTGGCAACAACTTGCCGAACTGGACAACCTGCAAATCGTACCGGACGGACGCTATCGCGTGCGTCTCTATCAGGCGGGGTTATTGCGTCCGGGGCTTGTTAATACCATCGGGCAGAAACTGGCAGCGGCAGGTGTCAGGGATGCTGATTATTACTCTGAAGGAATGCACAGCCAGAAACGGGAGAACTGGCGCGAATATCTGGAACGTGAACGGGCAGAGCTGGCGGAAAAGAAAAAGGTAGTTGAACTGCCTGTAAAGAAAAAAGAGCGGGTAAAAGACGATAACACTTCATCACTGGCGCTTAACCAGATGGGAGCAAGTCAACGCGGCGAAGTTCTCCTGGCACATTATGGCGGTGAACTGGCGATTCATGCTGACTCTGACACTGTTCACCATTACAACGGCGTTGTATGGGAGCCAGTACAGGATAAAGAATTACAGCGAGCTATGGCACAGATTTTCATTGATGCGGAGATCAGCTATTCGCAGAACGCCATTAAATCGGCGGTCGATACCATGAAGTTAAGTTTGCCTGTAATGGGGAATACAGCCCGTAACCTGATTGGATTCAGTAACGGTGTTTTTGATACCCGGACAGGCGATTTTCGGGAGCATAACAAAAACGACTGGTTGTTAATTGCCAGTGAATTACCTTTCAGCCCACCAGCAGAGGGGGAAACGCTGGCAACACATGCGCCGAATTTCTGGAAGTGGTTACGCCGTTCGGTGGCTGAGAATGACCGCAAGGCGGATCGCGTACTGGCTGCATTATTCATGGTGCTGGCGAACCGGTACGACTGGCAGTTATTCATTGAGGTAACAGGTCCAGGGGGAAGTGGTAAAAGCGTGATGGCGGAGATTTGCACCATGCTGGCGGGTAAGGCCAACACGGTATCGGCAAGCATGAAGGCGCTGGAAGATGCCAGGGAACGCGCGTTAGTGGTTGGCTTTTCGCTGATTATCATGCCGGATATGACCCGCTACGCTGGTGATGGGGCAGGGATTAAGGCTATTACAGGCGGTGACAAGGTGGCAATTGACCCGAAACACAAAGCCCCCTACTCAACGCGTATTCCGGCAGTAGTGCTGGCGGTTAACAATAACGCCATGTCATTCAGTGACCGCAGCGGGGGGATCTCACGTCGTCGGGTGATATTCAATTTTTCGGAAGTTGTACAGGAGAACGAACGCGATCCAATGCTGGCGGAAAAAATAGAAGGTGAGCTGGCGGTAGTGATTCGCCATCTGCTTACACGGTTTGCTGACCAGGACGAAGCCAGACGCCTGTTATATGAGCAGCAGAAATCTGAAGAAGCACTGGCGATAAAGCGAGAGGGGGATTCGCTGGTGGACTTCTGCGGCTATCTCATGGCGTCGGTAATGTGTGATGGCCTGTTAGTGGGTAATGCTGAAATTGTACCATTCAGCCCACGCAGGTATCTCTATCATGCCTATCTGGCTTATATGCGGGCACATGGGTTTGGTAAACCTGTAACACTGACGCGCTTCGGTAAAGATATGCCGGGGGCAATGGCGGAATATGGCAGGGAGTATATGAAACGGAAAACGAAGCACGGTTTGCGTTCAAACGTGACACTGACGGAGGAATCAGAAGACTGGATGCCATCATGTGTATCGGTCACTAATGATGATAGCAAAAATTAAACTTATGGAATAACTGTTCACCACTGTTTATCCTGTCATAAATATCTTTTATATCAGTATATTATAGGGTGAGCAGTTATTTATGAACTGTTCACCAAACTATTCACTGTTCACCTTTTTGATTGTTTATTGAGCTTCAAGGGTGAACAGTGGTGAACAGTTGGTGAATAGTTTTTGTGAAACTGTTCACCCATTAACATTATGAATTAAAAGATAAAATATCAAAAGGTGAACAGGTGAAGGGTTAAAACGCAAAAATTTTAATTTACTGCTGTGAGATAAAGCCTATGACAGCGAAGCACACAAAAAAATCACAATCGCACGCCCTTGATTTGACGGAACACTGGTTAAGGGTGTCGATAAAAATCATCGACCGCAACGCCGGGGAAGGATATGCGAAAGCACATCCCGAACTAATAAGCGCATTCATGACCACGGCGGCGGCAAACTTTGCCACGCTGACGGAACGGGAGATTGCCGAAGCGGAACAGGTAACAACCATCAACGTTAAAACCGGAGAGGTGGAATCATGACAGCACAGATAGCCGCTTACGGGCGGCTGGTGGACGACCCGCAGGTAAAACAGACCAGCAAGGGCACACCGATGACGCTGGCGCGTATGGCGGTCCCCCTTCCGTGCAGCCAGGCAGATGACGGAACGGCGACGATGTGGTTATCCGTCCTGGCATTTGGCAGACAGGCCGAAGCACTGGCAAGGCACCGCAAGGGTGAACTCCTGAGCGTGGCGGGTAACATGCAGATCAGCCAGTGGACCGGACAGAACGGGGAAACACGGCAGGGTTATCAGGTTATTGCAGACAGCGTAATCAGTGCCCGCGCGGCACGTCCTAGCGGGAACAGACGCAAAACCACAGGCACACAGGGTAATCAGCCACCAGCGGGAGGCGATGACCCTTACGGTGACGGTATTCCGTTCTGAGGGGGGGACGATGGTACATGACCGCATAGCGGAAGAACTCGAGGCGAAAGGCTTTTACCGGAGGGCGGCGGCGCGATGGGGTGAAGTCATGCAGCTGGTGGAGACAGACAAGGAACGGCATCACATCACGATGCGACGGCTGGAATGTTGCAGGAAGGCACAGAGGCCACCGGAGCCACCGGATAATTACGGAGACCTGAAAAAGGCAGTCGATCGCACTTATGCCGAAATGGGGATAGATGGTGCTGGTGATGAAATATGGCGCAATTACCAGGACAGCTAATCACACAGCCGGAGAAATCCGGCTTTTTTTGCACCAGTTGAAACGGTATGGCGCATTACCGGGTTTTCGTCACGGTCTGGCATCGTTACTATCTGAAACAAACAGACACAACAGAGGAAAAAACAATGCCGATGAAATTTGATGAGATATTAAAACAGCGTGATAAATACCATGCTGACAACATGGAGACGATGAGCATCAATGATTACCGCGCATTCCTGGAGACGGGCGCACTGATTGAAAAGGATCAGCATGGTTTTGTGAGATGTGCTCTATCCGGTGAAATGCTGGCGGTAAATCCTGAACAGATAGATGCAATGATAGAATTTCTGAAAGGGATCAGGGACTGAGCACGCATACAGCCGGAGCAATCCGGCTTTTTGTCATTTTTTGTAAATTATTTGTTCGTGGTTGTTCCACGTTGTTCACTGACAGGATCGGCATATTTTACCCGAACTGAATCATGATTATTCTCGCCCGTGGTGCCAGGACGCTGGGGCCATTTTTCCCGCCTGTTAATGTGTTCACCAATATTCATTCATTACCAGGCGGGAAAGCAATCGGTGCGTTTACTGATTTCCTTATGAAAAAGCGTTGAGTTTTTGCCGCGTCCTGGAGTTCCTTACTTAACCCCAGGACTTTTTTTATGCCGAGAATAATCGAATTACGCCAGCAGAAAACCGCCATTAAAAATCAGATGCGCGACATGCTGGAGAACGCGGAAAAAGAAAACCGCAGCCTTAACGATGCAGAGGGCGCAAAATTTGACGAATTACGCGCTAAAGCTGAATCCCTCGATAAAGACATTTCCCGCCTTGAAGCCATTGCAGACGAAGAGCGCAGCAAGCCAGGTAAAAGCAGCCAGACCACTGACCCGGCAGAACTCCGCAACTACATCCTGACAGGTGAAACCCGCGCATTAAGTACAGGTGTCCCCGCTGATGGTGGTTATACCGTTATCCCTGAACTGAACACCGAAATCATGCGAATGCTGGCGGATGAGTCCACCATGCGCCGCATCTGTACCGTGAAAAAAATCAGCAGCAACGAGTTTAAGCAGCTTGTTTCTGCTGGCGGTGCGGTCGTTAACCACGGTGAAGAGGGTAAGGCACGCGAACAGACCAGCACCCCGCAGATTAACGAGGTGAGCATTAAGCTGTATCCGGTCTATGCGTACCCGCGCACCACACAGGAAATCGTGGATTTTTCCGATGTGGACATCCTTTCATGGCTGACGGGCGAGATTGGCGACACCTTCACGGAAACCGAAGAAAGTGATCTGGTTGTGGGCGACGGTGACAAAAAAGCAAAAGGTTTTTTATCCGTACCCCGTGCAGAGAAGAACGACAAAGAACGTGATTTCGGAACGTTGCAGGTTATCAAGCCCGTTGATGATCTTGCCTGGACATCTGCGGACCCGCTGATCGATCTGAAATTTGCATTACGTAAAAAATACCGCAAGAACGCGGTATGGGTGGTTAACTCCACGACGGCGGCAAAACTCCAGAAGGTGAAGAATGCGAACGGGGATTATATATGGCGTGACCGTTTACAGGCGGGTGATCCTGACACATTGCTGGGCCTTCCGGTCGAATATCTGGAGTTTATGCCGGATAACGTTATTGCCCTGGGCGACTTTAAACGCGGTTACTACATCGTTGATCACGAAACAGGTGTTCGCACCAGACCGGACAACCTGACAGAACCAGGATTCATCAAAATTTTCACGCAAAAATATTTAGGCGGTGGCGTGGTGGATTCGAACGCGATCAAGATTCTGGAACTGCCACAGGACGACGATTAACAGCATACAGAAGGGGCTAAAAAGCCCCTTTAGTGTTTTATGGGTGAAAAAAATTATGAAGAGTATGGAAATCCGGTCATCGGAAATCACCACCAGCGCCAGCAACACGCTTACAGGCTACGTTGTTCGCTGGGATAACCTTTCGGAACTGTTATGGGGGGAGTTTTACGAAAAATTCCAGCGGGGGGCGTTTACTGAGTGGCTTGCGGCGGGTAATGACGTTCGCGGCCTGTATGAGCATGACCACAGCATGTTACTGGGGCGCACCCGTTCCGGCACGCTGAAACTGGAAGAGGACGACACAGGGTTACGCTTTGAACTTACCCCACCGGATACCAGCACAGGGCGTGACGTTATCGAACTGGTTAAACGTGGTGATATATCCGGCATGAGCTTTGGCTTTCGTTCCCGTAAGGATGTATGGGATACCACAACAGATCCATGCGTGCGCACCGTGCTGGTGGCGGAACTGTACGAAATTACCGTTACATCCGTACCGGCTTACCCCGATTCCGGCGTGGAGTTGGCCCGCCGTTCCCTGTATGAGCAGCACCCCGAAAAAATGCCGCGTGCGGATAATCGCCGCTGGTGGGCGGATTTAGCGGGGGTGTGATATGTGGCCTTTCAGAAGAAAAAAAGAGCAGCGCAGCATGACGCTTGATGAATTTATGGCGCTGGCTGGCACATCGAACACGGGGGCGGGTGAGTACGTATCATCGGGGACAGCGGAATCACTCCCCGCCGTCATGAACGCCGTCACGGTCATCTCTGAGGCGGTGGCTACTATGCCATGCTACCTGTACCTGGTACGCAATGAGAAGGGGAAGGAGGCCCGCGAGTGGCTTGATTCTCATCCGGTCGATCATATCCTCAACGAGCGCCCGAACGCATGGCAAACCCCCTACCAGTTTAAGCGAATGATGATCCGCCACTGCCTGTTAAACGGTAATGCTTACGCGGTGATTCAGTGGGGGCGTGATGGTTTTCCGGCGGCTTTACATCCTTACCCGCCGCAGTCGGTGAACGTGGAGCAGACAGGAGAACACAACTGGCGCTATTGCATCACTGACGCCTACACCGGAAACACCCGCAACTATTTACCGTGGGAAGTACTTCACCTTCGTTACTCCACGGATGACGGCTTTATGGGGCGCTCACCTGTAACCATCTGCCGCGAATCGCTGGGGCTTGGGCTGGCCCAACAACGCCACGGCGCGAGCGTGATGCGTGATGGCATGATGGCGGCAGGGGTTATCACGTCAGGCGAATGGCTGGACGGCGTGAAAGGCAAACAGGCATTAGCCGCACTGGAACGCTATAAAGGGGCCAGAAACGCCGGAAAAACGCCCATCCTTGAAGGGGGCATGAGTTACCAGCAGCTGGGCATGAGTAACCAGGACGCCGAATGGCTGGCCTCCCGTCGCTTCACCATTGAAGACATCGCCCGAATGTTCAACGTCTCGCCGATTTTTCTGCAGGAATACAGCAACAGCACCTACAGCAATTTCAGCGAGGCAAGCCGCGCATTTCTCACCATGACGATGCGCCCGTGGCTGGCGAACTTTGAGCAGCAGATAAAAAACGCCTTGCTGGTGGTCTCGCCTGTACCTGGTATCCGGTATCAGGTGGAGTTTGACAGCGCGGACCTGTTACGGGCCACACCTGGCGAACGCTTTGCCACCTATGAGCGAGGCATCAAATCCGGTGTTATGTGCCCGAACGAAGCCCGCGAACGAGAAGGGTTGTCTCCGCGTGATGGTGGTGATGAGTTCAGCCAGGCATGGAAACAGGAAGTAAAAATCAGCGAGGGAGAAAAACCGGAATGAACATAGGGCGACTGCGTGACAGGGTAACGATTCAGACCCTGAAACAGACCAGAGCCATGACGGGCGAAATACTCGAAACGTGGGAGGACGGTCACACACTCTGGGCAAGCGTGAACATGGTCAGCAGCAAGGAGGCCATTTCATCGGGTGCAGAGCTGGCGATTGGTACCGTAAGGATCTGGATACGGTACCGGAAGGACATCAACGCCACCAGCCGGATAAAGGTCAATACGGGGCCGCTGGCGGGGCGTGTACTGAATATCATCGGGCAGCCGCTGCCGGATGCCGCCAGGACACGCCTTGAAATTCTTTGTCGTGAGGGCGCGGAAAAATGACAGAAGAACTTATCACCCTGGAAGAAGTGAAACTCCATTGCCGCATCGATGGCGACGAGGAAGACCAGTTAATCAGCGGATACATTGCCGCATCGCTTGAGGCGTGCCAGATACACATAGGCAGGCGCTTTGATGACGGGCTGGAGTTCACGCCAGCCATAAAGATTGGCTGCATGATGTTTATCGCTCACCTGTATGAGAATCGCCAGATTGTCGCGGATAACGCAAAAACACACGTACCCATGACGATTGGCGCACTCTGGACGGCTTACCGTGATGTGGGGGTGTACTGATGCCGTGGCAACCATTAAGACGATGTACAGAACCAGGCTGCAACAGGCGCGTGAAGTCCGGCAAGTGTGAGGAGCACAGACGCAGCGCACGCCAGCAGCAGGACAGCCGGAGAGGCAGCAGCAGGGAGCGAGGGTATACGAGGCAGTGGGAGAAATACCGCGCCATGTATCTGAGTAAAAACCCGTTATGTGCGCATTGCCTGGAAAAAGGAATATACACGCCCGCCGTGGTGGTGGATCACATTATCCCAATCGATGGCGGTAATGATGTTCTCTTCTGGCCTGAGTGGAATCATCAGCCATTGTGCCAGGCGTGTCATAACCAGAAAACGAAATGGCTTGATCCGTCCACAAAAAACAAGCGTGCTGCGGGTGGATTCCGTGAGGAGGAAGAACGGGCCGCTAACCGCAATAACTGGATGTATGGCGCTGATGAATGAGCGGGAACAAAACCGCCTTATCCGTGGACTTATAAGGCAGCGTGACGCATGGAAGGCACAGGAAACAGGGCATAAAGATAAAGCATCAGGACGCGCAGAACGCATCACAGCGACGCGATTAAACGACCGTGACCGCGAGGTTATGGAATGTTTCCGCAATCGCTGATGAGGCAGCCGGACGGGGTGGGGGGAGTTTTCAGGACGAACCCGACCCCGCCCAGAACCGACCGCCTCCTCAAATTTTTATGCACGGGAATTTTTTGAAAAATAATCTGGCGAAAAATAAGCATGGCAAGACCACCGAAAGTCCCCGCCTACCTGGATGACATCGCCGTGAAGCAGTGGCGGGAAAAATCGCGGCAGCTTGCGGAACGGGGAGACCTGACCCCCGCCGACTGGAGCAATCTGGAACTGTATTGTGTCAACTACTCCATTTACCGGAAAGCCGTTGCAGACCTTGCGGCGCGCGGGTTCAGCATTGTTAACAGTCAGGGCGGCGAGAGCAGAAACCCCGCATTAAGCGCAAAATCCGACGCTGAAAGAGTGATGATAAAAATGGCCTCCTTGCTCGGTTTTGACCCGATAAGCCGCCGTAAAAATCCACCGGAAACAGAAGAAGAGGACGAGCTTGACCGCCTGGAATAAGTACGCAGAAGACGTAAAAACGGGCAAAATTCCGGCCTGTAAACGGCTGAAACAGGCCGTTAAACGGTACTTTTCGGACCTTAAAAACCCCCTTTATACGTTCGATCGTGAGGTTGTGGAGCGGTTTATTGCCTTTTCCAGGGTGTGCCCGCACGTAAAAGGGCCGATGCGTGGCAGACCCATTGAGCTGGAGCCGTGGCAGCAGTTCGCCTTTGCGTGCATCCTCGGCTTTAAGGTTAAGGCCACCGGACGGCGCAAATACACGAGCGCCTTTATCGAAGTGCCGCGCAAAAATGCGAAATCCACGACCGCCGCGATTCTGGCTAACTGGTTTCTGATTATGGAGAACGGGCAGCAGGATATCTACACCGCAGCGGTGAGCCGTGACCAGGCGCGGATCGTTTTTGATGATGCGCGTCAGATGTGCCTTTTATCCCGACCGTTACGCAGGCGGGTGAATATTCAGGCCCACAAGGTGATGCACCCGAAAAGCAACAGCCTGTTAAAGCCGCTGGCAGCAAAAGCGGCAACCATCGAGGGCACAAACCCAAGCCTTTCCATCGTGGACGAATACCACCTACACCCCGATAACGGCGTTTATTCCGCGCTTGAGTTGGGGATGGGCGCACGTCCCGAAGGCTGTTATTTGCCATTACCACATCGGGCAGTAACGTCGTTTCAGCCTGTAAACAGCACTATGATTATTGCTGCCAGATCCTGGACGGCGAAGAGGTCAACGATTCAATTTTTGTGCTGATTTACGAGCTGGACGACGAAAACGAGGTTGATGATCCGGCGATGTGGATAAAGGCTAACCCTAACATCGATGTTTCCGTGGATCGTGAAAAACTGGCCTCAACCATCCAGAAAGCGCGGGGTATTCCGTCGCAATGGGTGGAGATGATGACAAAGCGATTTAATATCTGGTGCCAGGGGGCTACCCCGTGGATGGGTAACGGCGCATGGGCTGAGTGTGCCGGAACGTTCACGGAGGAAGATTTACACGGGCAGGAGTGTTACGCGGGGCTGGACTTATCATCAACCAGCGATATTTCCAGCGTGTGCTATGCCTTTCCGGTCGGTAAAACCATTATGCTGATTTCCCGTCATTATCTGCCGGAGTTCCAGCTACAGAACCCCGCCAATAAAAACCGCGCTGTCTATCGCCAGTGGGCTAAAGCGGGCTGGATACGCACAACGCCAGGTGACTGCATTGATTACGACCGGATCAGAGATGACATCATGCAGGATGCGGAGAAATTTAATATCAGGCTGGTGGGCTTTGATACGTGGAACGCCACGCACCTGAGAACGCAATTACAGGGGGCTGGTTTTGAGGTGGAGCCGTTCCCGCAAACCTACCTCAGATTCAGTCCGGCGGCGAAATCGTTCGAAGTTTTTGTTAACCGCAGGGTGATTGTGCATCGTGGCGATCCGGTGTTGTCCTGGTCGATGAGTAACGTCGTGATGCAGAGTGACGCGAACGCCAATATCAAGCCGAACAAGAAAAAATCACCGAACAAGATAGACCCGAGTGTAGCGGCGCTGATGGCGTTTGGTACATTCCAGGCAGAGCATGAGGATTTTGCTTTTGATATAAGCGACAGCCACCGCCAGAAACTGGAAGAATTTAGCGGGGTGTAATGAGGTCAGCAGCATGACAGAAGCCGAAATACTGGGATTAATCCGCCGCGTCTCTGGAATCAGCCAGCAGCATGACGAACAGGGCACGCAACCGGACAGCATGACCGCTGAAAATTATGCGCGTGTTGTTGCTGAGGTGATGCGCCGTGATGGTATTGAGCTTAACGGCGTGGATATGCGCAACATACGAACCAGAGTCCTTGAGTTGCTGGCATACCGTCGCCGCGTGGAGATGTATCGGGAGAAGGAGAAAATCACGTACCACTGGAAGAAGCCGGAGCGGTTACGGCGGTAACTCACTGAGATTAAAGCAAAGCGCAAAATTGCGCTGGCTGAATGATCATTATGATTACTTATGTTTACGCAGATGATTAAGGCCTAAACCGTTGATTATTCACAATCCCCCATTGGGGGAAGCTGGCGGTAACTGGTTGAACTTAAAGCAAAGCGCAAAATTGCGCTGGCTGAATGATCATTATGATTACTTATGTTTACGCAGATGATTAAGGCCTAAACCGTTGATTATTCACAATCCCCCATTGGGGGAAGCTGGCGGTAACTGGTTGAACTTAAAGCAAAGTGCAAAATTGCTCTTTGCTAACCCGCTGATATTTTCGAAAACCTGCAATGCAGGAAGTCGGGCACAGAAAAACCACGAATATGATGTTTTTGTGAATGGTCATGATGACCACGCAGATGATTAAGAAATGACCGAGGGCGGAATTCCGCCTGTGGTTGATGGGGGAGTTGCAGATCTGCAACTCGACTATGAAACTACGGAAACTACCCGTAGTTTGGGTAGTAAGAGTAACACCCAGATTTTGGGTGATGATAATCACCACGCAGATCATCAAGGCAACCATAACGATTACCGTTACGGTTTTATGATTAAACCCCCACCTGGGAAAAGGTACGCACCTGAATCATCATTACCGTGATCAAGGGTATGTAAAGCCCACCAGCCTGATTAAAGGTTAACCGGAAAAAAATCCAGGTATCTAATCCCGATATGTGGATCCCCATATCGGGGAACATCCACCAGCTTCATAACGGATAGCCGGAAAATGATAACGGTTAAAGCGTGTTGATCTTTGTTCGTGGTTGTTCGATATTGTTCGTGAAACGGTGTAGTTAATGGTGTAGTTAATTTCGCTGTTTTTGACTGGGGTGTTATTTGTAACGCAATGAAAAATAAAGACTAATCAATGAAATGTTATAAATGATAGTTATCTATCATGTGGAGTAGATTGGTCAGGCAAATAAGCTCTTGTCAGCGGCAGGGCGTTCTGCCGATAACCGTAACCGAAGATGATAACTGACA